GGACAGAGCGGCAATCGTTGCTCGTGCCGAACAAATGGTTGAGGTGCTGCGCACCTGCCACGTCGTAGACGGGTGGCAGCTTGATGAACCGCGGGCCGCTCATTTTCTCGACAGTCTTCGCCGGCTCAACGATGGTGACAGCGCGGAGCAGGCCGTTGTACTGGATTGGGTGCGTGACCACGGTCAATCGTACGATTGGATTTTCGACGGCGATCCGATCGGGATGGTATGTCGCGGCGCCGCTCGCTCGGCCCGCGCGCCAAACCCCGACGCCGAGCTGCTAAGGCTTGGTGTCGAGGTTGAAAAATTCGGTCAGGAGTGGCTTGCCCAAACCGAAGTCGATGAACAGAGATCCGAAGACCAACCGGACAGCGGCGACTATTGGGATGACTTTTGGAAACGCTTCTATGTCTTGCTCGATCAGGTTCTGACCCATCAGCCGCAGACAGTCGCCGGGTTGGCCGTTCTGGCACACGGAGTGGCGCTGGCTCATTCGGATTGGTGGGACGGCAACGGGGATGACCCCTGGCCGCGCACGTTCCTCGAGGCTTTCTGCAAAGTTGCTGGCATCGTGCCGGCGCCGATCCAGATAGGATTTCGAGGCTGAGCTATGAAGTGGGGCGCGGGGCGGCCGGTGCTGCCTCGCTCTTCCTTTTTGGTACTATGAAATCATGACATACTGCACGACGCTGCCACTATGGTATATGATTCGTCCCGCGGTCGGGGCTTTCTATGCCAGCAGAAACAGCGCAACACGCTACGGATGCAATGGGCCTGGCGCATGAGCTTGGCCGGCTTGATTTTGTTACAGCCTTATTGGCTGCTTTGACGCTATTAGTCGCGCTGGGCGGCATATTCGCTTTCTTTGATGTTCGCCGGGCCGCCAAAAGGACCGCTATAGAGGTAGCCGAACGCCACGCCAAAACGGTCGCGGAAGCGACCGCAGTGGGGTACTTGGAAAGCGAACTGCCCCGGCTTATCTCAGAATACACCGAGTTAGCGCGCAATACCGTTCAGGCTGACGACGCCGACGCAATTGCGCAAGCGCAAGAGGAACCACCCGTCGCGCCCCAAGGGGGACAGTAATGAGTTTAGGCCCCGCAGACCAATATGAGGTTATCAATCGCTTCCGCCGAACAGCCCCAGTCGATGTGAACGGGCTTGTGATCGCGCTAGGCGTGATGCAAGAGCGCGCCTTTCTTCCCCCGGATATTTCAGGGATGATCGAAAGGCGCGGAGGGGGCTACGTGATTACGGTCAATGCCCTCGATTCAATAACCCGCCAGCGCTTCACCACGGCGCACGAACTCGGTCACTACATGCTCCACCGAGACAGGATCGGCGACGGTATCGCTGACGATCGCGCGTACCGCAGCTCTTCATCCGGCAAGTATCGTAATACCCGCATCGGCCCGCGAGAAGAAACACAAGCCAATGCTTTCGCAGCGAATGTCCTTATGCCCTTTGATTTGATCGAGAGATTGAAGAAAGAGGGCTACCGAACGCCGAGCGAATTGGCAAAAAGGCTTGTCGTTTCGGAGCAAGCGATGGCTATCCGTCTAGGCGGACGCTAGTCCGTATGGCCGATCTCTTGCGGCCCGCACCTAACGTTGCAGCAGATCCGGCAGCTTGGCGATGTTGGCCGCAATCCGCCGCGCCTCGTCCCGCGTGAGCAGCTTGGCCGCCGCTCGCCGGCCCGGCTCATCCTCGAAATAGACGTACGTCAGCGCCTGTCCGTTGCCGTCGCGGATGATGAAGCACTGTCGGTCGAGCTTCGGATCGGGCTCCTCGACGGACCAGGGCGGCGGGAAGCGGCGCTCGGGCATGGTTGTGCGCCTCGATCAAAAGCAGTGCGTTGTAAACCTCTATATCGCTTGTATACCGGTTGCCATCACGAGGTGACCGATGGCGAAGAAGACCGAGGTAATTGCGGCTCGTGTAGAACCGGCGCTGAAACACGAGATCCAAATCGCAGCCGCCGCCGAGCGGCGTTCCATCTCCGACACGGTCTACGGCGTCTTGTTGTCCTGGGCGGCCGATCGTTCGGCTCAACGTGAAAGGCAAGCCGCATGAAACCGCAAATGCCGCGTGACCCTAAGGCCGCGCTGGAGAAGGCGCGTGCTGATCTTGCCGCCGCCGAGGTCAAGCTTGGCGAGCTCGCCGCTCAGCGCCAGGCTGTGCTTGTTGAGTCAGATGACGTGGCCGCCGTGACCGTGATCGACGCCTCGATAGACCAGCAGCGCAAGACGGCCGAGATACTCAGTGACCGCATTGCGGTCCTAGCGAAGCAGGCCCGACAGGAGGAAGCGGCGCGGCGTAGGCGTGAACGCGACGCCGCAATCGCCAAGCTCGGGCCGGGCTTTGCCGAGCGGGAGAAGCGTGCACAAAAGCTGCAGGAGTTGGTGGCGGCCCTCGGCGCCGCGCGTGATGCGCTGCACAATTCGGGTGAGGCGGCACTGGCTGAGTGGCCAGAACAATTTTTCGCCCGGCCACTACTCAATACGCGCGTGCTGGACAAAGAGCTGGCGCGAGCGCTTTACGATCTCAAGATCCTGCTGCCAGCCAAGCTTGGGGTGGGCCTGGACACACCCGGCATCGCCGGGGCTGTCGCCGCCGAACATGCGGCCCTCATCAGATTTCTGGAAACCACGCCGCTGGATGAAGGCGAGCAGGAGGAGGCCGCATAAAATGGTTGATAATCCCGGCGCCGGCGCCAGCAGCTTGCTAAACACCCCGGCGGACGCATTCCCGGTTACCACGCGGGAGGCGCACGAGCAGGCCTATGCGATTGTGCGGCGGGCGCGTTACGATAGTGACTACCGCAGCAAGCTTCAGAGCGGGGACGCGGCGGCGCTAGCCGAAGTCAAAGCCGCCACTGAGATAGCAAATTCCCCGACAAGCCTGATAATTAACGGCGTGAGCGTGAAACTTCCTGGTGGGGAGCAGCCCGAGGCAAGGGCCCGGGAAATCGGTGGGTTGCTGAAGTATATTTCGATCGGGCCGGATGCTGTCAAACATCTCCAAGAAAATAGGCCGGTCCCCGCCTGGGAAAAAGTCTGGGCAGAGAACACCATCAGGCAACTTAGAGCCGACGACGCTTGGGTGCGAAGGCATAATGCCGGTGGCAGGGCCGAAATGAGCCAGCTAGCCCATCTGAAATTTATTCTCCGGATGCCCACAGAAACAAAGTGAGCGCGCTGCGGTCCTTCTTGGCTGAGCTGCAGGCCGCGCCGCCAGTTCAGCAGGCACTTGCTGCCGGCACGGTCATAGACGGCAAGCCTGCTGCTGAGCACCTGGTCGCTATAGACTTGATGTTCCATGAGCTCGAGCACAGTCCTAGCGAGGCTGCTATCGCGGCTTATGACGCCGTGGTGGGGATCATCAATTCCGGCGCGCCATTGAAGCAGCGTCTCGAAGCTATCGCCGGCTGTAAGCCGCTGCTGGACTGCCGGCGATGACCGCCGAGACCGCGACGCCTGAACTAGGAAAGCCGCGCTATTTTTGCACGGCGGCCTGTAAGGCATATGGGACAGAGGCAACCTTTTTTATTCAGGATCCAGAGCCCGGCAGGGCGGGCTTGGCAGCGCTGCGCGTTTTAGTCGTGCAGTATGCGAACGGCCGTCGAGAAGTTTCGGCGTTGATCCCCGCGGACTGGTCCGAGGAAGAGATTCAAAATCTCATTTTGTGGCCGATGAAGCACTGTGAATTCCCGTCGTGGGAGTATCACGGACGGGTTGGGGGAAGCCCCGTGTTGTATCGTTATTGGAGAGGCGAGAAACCGGTGTAGCAATGGCCAAGATGGCTCGCGAAAAGAAACCGGAATACGGCCCGGCGATGTTGGCGCTGAGTCCGCGCCGACGAAAATTTGTAGAGGCCATGCTCACCGAGCGGCCAGGTCATGGCTTACAGACCCGCGCCGCAATTGCAGCCGGCTACTGTCCGGGCAACCCGAACCGGGAGACAGTGGGCAAGCTGGCGCACATATTGACCCGCGATCCGAAGATCATCGCGGCGTTGCAGGAGGAGGGGCGCAAAATAGTTCGTGGCGCCGGCTACGTCGAGACCGTCAAGGCGGTAATGAACCTCGTTCGCGACGCCTCCCACCGCGATCACGGTCGAGCGCTCAACATGGTTTTTGACAGGGTCGACCCGCTGCAGACGCACCACCTCGTCGATGTGCAACACCATATTGCGCTCGACCCGGACGCCGAGGCGTTAGCGCAGTATCGGGCATGCAAGGCGATCGGCGCATCGCAGGAAAAGTTGGAAGGCCTGTTCGGTTATTCCGGCCTGATGCGGTTGGAGCAGCGCGACCTCGCGGAGCAGGAGCGGAGCGGCACCGCGCCGAAGCTGATTGAAGCCACCGCAATCAAGGAAATCGGTTGATGGCTCCCGACGCCGAGACAGCCAAGCTGGTTGCCGCTGCGGCGGCAGCGGAAGAGGAACGGCGCCGGCACCGACAGCTCGACTATTTCAAACCCTACCCGAAGCAACGCCAGTTTTTGGATGCCGGCGCGGCGTTTCGCGAGCGGCTGCTGCTGGCGGGCAATCAGACAGGCAAGAGCGTCACCGCGGCGTTCGAAATGGCGTGTCACGCAACCGGCCAATACCCGCCGTGGTGGCAAGGCAAGCGCTTCGATCGACCGGTCACAGCGTGGTGCTGCGGTGAGTCCGCGCTGGTGGTGATGACGGTTTGCCAGCAAAAACTGTGTGGCACTGCCGGCGTCGAATCGGCGTGGGCACCGGCCTGATCCCGAAGGACTGTTTGCTCGATAGAACGCTAGGACACGGCGTCACCGATGGCATCGAGGTGTTGCAGGTCAGGCATGTGAGCGGCGGCGTCTCCACCGTGACGTTCAAGAGCTACGAGCAGGGACGCACCAAATTCCAGGGCGCGACGTTGGATGCGATTTGGCTCGACGAGGAACCGCCGTTCGACGTGTACATCGAGTGTTTGACGCGGACCATGGTGACCTCCGGCGTAGTGCTGGTGAGTTACACCGGCATCAAGGGCGCCACCGATGTTTCCGATCGTTTCCTGCGGGAGGAAGCCCCGGACCGCTGTGTAATCAATATGTCGATCGACGAGGCCGAACACTTTACGCCGCAGCAGCGCGCGGCTTTGATCGCCGGCTGGCCGGCGTACATGCGCGAATGCCGTTCTACCGGTCACCCGATGATGGGTGAGGGGCGAGTGTTCACCACCCCGGAGGCGAGCATTGTCGAGCCGCGCCTGCAGGACCGGGACATTCCGCCCTGGTGGAGGAAAATCTGGGGCATCGATATTGGCATCCGGCATCCGTTCGCGGCGGTGCTGTTGCTGTGGGATCGGGAAGTCGACGTCATTCACGTCCACCGCACCATTCGTATTAGCGACCAGACGCCGATCATGCACGCGGCGGCTATGAAGGCGATTGCAGTCAATGTTCCGGTCGCGTGGCCAAAAGATGCCGGCGATCGGGACCGCGGCACCGGCATACCGGTCCGCGAGCTGTACAAAGCGCAGGGGCTGAAGATGTTGCCAGAACCGGCGTCACATCCCGCCAGTTTCGGGGGGCATTCGATGTCGACCGAGGCGGGGATCATGGACTGGGACCAGCGGGAGCAGCTTGGCCAGCTGAAGGTCGCGTCCGATTTGAACGACTGGCTTGAGGAGCGCCGCAACTACCACACCAAGGACGGCCTGATCGTTAAGGTTCGAGACGACTTGATGTCGGCAACCCGGATCGGCCTGATGATGCGCCGCGCCGCGAAGGCGGTCCCGCTCGGCTCCGCGCCTGATGCGCAGCGGACCGACCCGAGCCAGCGGTACGCGCGCGGCACCCCGAACCATCCCGACGGTTCGTTCGACGTGTTCACCGGCCGCTGATCGCGCGCGGGGTGACGGGTGGCGGAAGTGGTGATCTGTGTTAAAGCTCCCTGGCGAGGGGGCTTCCCATGAAGTACGCAATCGCGCTGCTTGGCCTTCTAAGCGTCGCCGGCCACGCTTCCGCAGGCGACTGCGCACTGCCCAAGCCGCCTTTGCTTGGCGCCTTAGGGCAAGGATTTCGGGATCTGGCAGAGGCGGCCTCCCCCGAGTTGCATGAGCAGCGACAGCGGGAGCGTGGGCAGCGCGCGACCTATGAGGCCCTGTTAGCCGCCGGCGCGCCGGAGCAGTTGGCCTGCGCTGCCGCTCTTAATCCGCAACTGCTTCAGACAGTCGCGCCGACCTATTTTGGGCGTTCGCGCTGACCGTGCTTTTCAAAGTTTGACGTTCTTTCTCCGCAGCCGCGGCGCGTGCCTTGCGCCCTTCGCCGCGTGGCGCCCGAAACACGCGCGGCACCTTGCGCGGCACCAGCCGGGTCGCAACGGCTTTCAATGCGTCCCGGTCCTCGAGCAATCCGATCCTGAGGCCCAGCGATTGGAGCACCACAAATAAAACCAGTGGCCCGATGCGCCGGATGGGAGGATCGGCAAGCAGCTTGCTCGTGTAACCCGACTGCAAGCCCGAGATCGCGTCTACCGTTTCGTGGGTAATGTTGAGCGTGGCAACGCGATCTCTGATCGCCTGAAGGAACGCGGAGTAGTCGCTTGCGGCTGCAAAGATCTTGGGCTGATCGATCGCAATCGGAGTGTCGGGCATCGCTCCCCGCCGCTGGTCACATCGGATCGGTACCGATTACCGCAAATCAACCGCGGCGCACCGGCCATGGGCGCGACGTGTAAATGCTTCGGGCCGGCGGGGCAATTTCAATCTTCCCATGGTCTTCCCGCTGGGGATTTCTGGGAAGATGATTCGCAGGAAGTGCCTGATTTTATTGGTGCCGGGTGAGAGGATTGAACTCCCGACCAACGGTTTACAAAACCGCTGCTCTACCGCTGAGCTAACCCGGCTACTCCAACG